AGAAATACAAACCTTTTCTAAATACAGATGTGTTCCAGTTTAAGAAAATTTTAAGAGAAATTGTAGATGAGTAAATTTTTTACTTCCGATATTATTCGGGACGAACTAAAAGAAATTAATGAACTTCAGGAGTTTATATACAAAAGTATTTTGACTTTTGGTGTAATGAATCGTGAAGACAAACTGGAACACATTGATAAAATGTCTTTGTTACTTGAAAAGCAGCGTATTATGTACACCAGACTTTCTCTCTCCGATGACCCAGAGGCAATTGAGATTAAAGAGAGTTTAAAAAAGTCTGCCGCTCTGATGGGTTTCCCACTGGAGACTGATATTAATTCGCTTTTAGGTTCAATGACAAAAACAATTCAATCGCTCAAAAAGTATATTGACTAATGAGTGATTTTTTGCTATAATATTCAAGCAATCTAACAAATCCAAACTATCTAAAAAATCTATGACATTCGCAAATCTTAAAAAGCAATCCAAACTTGGTTCTCTCACCGCTAAACTGGTAAAAGAAGTCGAGAAGATGAATAATTCTAGTAATTCTTCTGCTGATGAACGCTTCTGGAAACTTGAATGTGACAAGGCAAACAATGGTTATGCCGTCATTCGCTTTCTTCCTGCTCCTGAGGGTGAAGACCTACCATTTGTAAAGCTTTATAGCCACGCTTTCCAGTCTAATGGTGGTTGGTATATTGAAAACAGTAGGACTACTCTGGGAGACAAAGACCCAGTATCTGAATATAATACTCAACTGTGGAATAACGGCGTAGATTCAGGTAAAGAACTTGCACGTAAACAGAAGCGTAAACTGACTTATATTTCAAACATCTATGTGGTAAAGGACCCTACTAATCCTGAAAATGAAGGTAAAGTGTTTCTTTATAAGTTCGGTAAGAAAATCTTTGACAAACTCACGGCAGCAATGCAACCAGAGTTTGAAGATGAGACTCCTATGGACCCATTTGACTTCTGGCAGGGTGCCAACTTCAGACTGAAGGCAAAGAATGTTGCCGGTTATCGTAACTATGACTCCAGTGAGTTTGCTGCTCTCGGTCCTCTATTGGATGATGATGATGCAATGGAAGCAGTCTGGAAGAAGCAGTATGCACTTGCCGAACTTGTTGCTCCTGATCAGTTCAAATCTTATGATGAATTGAAGAAGCGTCTTGATTCAGTTCTTGGTGCTAAATCTGTTCGTGTTGATTCCGAAGTTGAGGACGAGGATAACTATCGTGGTCCGGCACCTTCTCTAACTGAAGATCTTCGTTCCGAACTTAATAATCTGAAACCAGCCCGCCCTGTTGCGGTTGTTGATGATGAAGATGAGGATGATACAATGTCGTACTTCCAAAAATTAGCAGAAAACTAATTTTAAGGCATCGTGACTCTTGTGTTCTCGGTGCGAATTACCTTATCACTTACATACTGCGATGATCTGCCATAGGTCATCGCTTTTCTTGTATCATTAATAACCTGTTGAAGATATTCTGGTTTAAGAAGATAAATGCTTCTTTTTAGGGTATTTTTTTGAGTTTCATATTCATAATTACTCACACTTACAACAGGATTTATATTTGCCGTAACAACATAAATCTGACCGACCATAGATGTGTGTGATGTGCATTGATAATATAAAACACTCGGTGCATTATATTTAACATCCCAAGTTAATGTTCCGTTAGAGACTCCATTATTTACAATTCCATCACTATAAACAGTTCCATTTATTCCAGGAGTACTTTGTATTCTGAATGGATGAGCATTCATATTATTTGTGAATGTGTATCTCTCTCCTTTGATTAAATATAATGGCGGATTAGATTCATTACCGACAAATCCAGGTCCTGTAAAAGTATAAGCATTAGATCCATCCGCACCTAAAATCCATCCTGATGTGTAAAATGCAGAACCGATTCCAATATTCCCATAAGCATCTACATTGGAAATTCTAAAATTAGAATCTACAACCTTACCCGCAGGAAGAATTAAACGACCTCTTGAATCTTTAACTTCGGTTGTTTCATAATGATGAATGGCATTTAAATCATCGCCATATAGTTCTTCAACGTATTGATAAATGTCTCTATCTGAAAGAGGCCATTCATTTCTGATATTTACAATACCGGCACCCACTAATACAACCCAATCATATTGAGCACTTCCATAAACTTCTTCGGCAACAGTATCTGGTCTTGCTCCGTCTTGAATTTGATACTTATTAAATATCGTAAAAACATTTTTTAAATCATCACGAAGTTTAACTCTACGAAATACATTCTTTACCAATAAGTATTCATCAGAACCTGAACTACTTGATAGGAATGATTGGTATTCTAGATTTGGAAGCTCTCTGAAGTAAGACATTAGAATCCTGTTCCTGTAATTGGTTTATTGAGATTAGAATAATCCTCACGGTAGATTGGAGTGAGTTCCTGAAATGATAGCGCCATCTGCATATGAACTGGTGTGGCATCAGAGTATGTGGCATAAGTTCCGGAACCGGTATAGTTGACGGACATAGAATTTAGAGCACACATCTTGAATTGATGTAGAAATGGATGAGATTTTCCACCACTCATATATTGAAGTTTGAATACACTTGGTGATTTAAGAAATAATCCGGCAGCCCCAGCACTTGCTGCTCCTTTTTGTGTCGCAGATTCTTTTTTAAAGAAAAGAATAATTTCTTTAATCACTTTAGATTCTGCTTCACTACGAGGAACCAAATCAAATGAAAATGAAAATGCCCGAGGTGGTGCTACTCCATTAAAAAGTAGTTCTGTGTTTGAGTTAAGAACCGCACCAGTTTGTCTGGATAGTGATTGATTAAAGTCCCCACCTCCAGTTAGTGCTTCTGATGCTTTTGTGGCAAAAAATGTTTTTGATAAATCTTGTCCGATTGCTGTTTGTGATGCCGCTCCTAATTTTCCCAAAAGTTTTGTTACTGCGTTTGCTGTTGCCGTTATTGGATTCCCATTCACATCAACTCCTGCTCCAATTATACCCATCGCTGCTCCCATCGTTGCAGTTTGTAGAGGGTCCATATTACCGGCACCCCAACTTGCACCGTTACTATCCTGAATAGTCTGTGGCATTGGAAGTATTACTGTTCCTCTACCTGTTGGTTTTCCATATCCAACATCATCAGAACTTCTTTGTGCAAAACTACCAGTATCTCCTAAATTTAATCCAGGAGGTTCATATTTATAAGACTCAATTTTTAAAAAATCATCAGATGCATTAATATTTTTAATTGGGTATCTATAATTTGGAACTGACATTTATAGTTTTTAGTTATTTATCTTAATTCTTCCAAAAGGTATTCTTCTTAGGTCACCAACCTCATTTTGATTAACAATATGAAGAGGTCCGATGATTTCTCCAGATGTATATTGACGCTGCTTTTCCCAATGAAAGTTAATACCCCTAAATCCCCAGGAATAAACATTCGTAACGGCAACTAAAGGATTTGCATCATATCTTAAACCAGGAGTCTTTGGTTTATAGACAAAGGTATAAAATTTACCTACTTCAGGACTACTGGTGGTTTCTGTTAGGGCTTCAAGTATCTCCAACATCAGATCATCTGCGTCTTCGGTTCCTATTAATTTCTTGACCAGCGGTGCAATACGGCTCATTTTCTAGCAATTCCAAGTTCATTTTCACTCAGAACTTTAAAGGACCATCCTCGGTCTTTACAGTATTCTCTTGCCGCTTCCCATTTTGATTGGTTCTTGGCATACTCATATGCTTCATAGATATATCCTTTTGTCTGTCTTTTTGGTTTGGATGGTGGCATCGTTTGTTTATAAGGTTTAATCTCAATTAAATATTTTTCAATAATTCCATTAGGTTCTTTGACTTTGATATAAAAATCCGGAAAGTATCTATGAACTTTTCCATCGATTGGTGATCTATATGGAATTGCAATTTCTTCGGAGGCATATTCCAGAACATTATCATTTGTATCACAATAAATCATAAATTTGCGTTCCCATAAAGAGCGATAAATTATGTTAGTTGAATCACCAACATATTTTTGCGGATTTCTTGGTTGATATTTTCCTTTATAAGACATCTAAATACTTGTGTTAATAAGACTCATAAAAGGTATTTAGAGTGCCTATTAAAAGAAGAATATCTGATTTCAAACCATTATTTACCAACCTCGCACTAACTTCACATTATGAAGTTAGATTTGGAGGTCTTGGATCTTCTGGTGGAGAACTAATTTCATATCTTAATCGTAAAGGAATTACACAGAGATTCATTGCCGAAGACTGTGGACTACTTTGTTCATCGGCATCTCTTCCAACTACTTCTTTTGCAACGGCAACTATTAGTGGGAATCATATGGGTGCGATTGAGTATTTTGCTCATACAAGGCAATATAGCCCAATTACTCTAGAATTTTATGTAGATAAAAACTATAATGCCCTTAAATTTATGGAGAGTTGGATGGAGTTCATTGCAAGCGGATCTCATAATCCAATTGACAGTACTCTTGCTCCGGTGAATCAAAATAGTGATGCCTATCTTTTTAGAATGCAGTATCCGGAATATTATAAATCAAATGAGACAAAAATTACCAAGTTTGATAAAGACTATAATAAGAAATAGAATATACTTTTAGAGGACTTTTTCCATCAGCAATAGCATCTCTGGGAGTTAGTTATTCTGCATCTAACATTCTTACTATGGGAGTAACATTTCAATATGATCGTTATATTGCCGGTAAGTCCAGTTCGCTTTCAGGTTTGCTTGGAAACAATAATAACTTTGTTTCGAACGTTGTAAACACAGTAAATCTCATTGAAAATATTTTTTAGATAATGTGAATACCAATATCAATTTTGCCGAATAAATAAGTGTAGTTGAATATTTAATGCTTAAATAAAATGCCTTTACCAAAAATTGCGGTGCCAACATATGAGTTGGAAATACCTTCGTTAAAAAAGAATATTAAATACAGACCATTTTTAGTCAAAGAAGAAAAGGTCTTAATTATTGCAATGGAAAGTGAGGATCCAAAACAAATTGCAGAGGCGGTTAAAACTGTAATTTCAAATTGTATTCTTACCAAAGGAATTAAAGTCGAACAACTATCAACTTTCGATATTGAATATTTGTTTCTGAATGTTCGGGGAAAGTCGGTTGGTGAGTCTGTTGATGTTTTAATTACCTGCCCAGACGACGGAACCACACAAGTTCCGGTTTCAATTAATCTAGATGAAATTAAAGTAAATGTTGGTGAAGAACACTCAAAAGATATTAAACTCGATAATACTCTGACTCTTCGAATGAAATATCCATCGATGCAGGAG